ACATTAAATTCGCCGGATACATAATGATTTTTGCTCATAGCGACATCACCTTACCTTCATCAATAATCATAACTATATTCCCTGTTGCTATGTCAATTCTAAACTTCTTACCAATATCTAGAGTACCTGTGTATTCCCCACTAGCGCCATAAACAACTCCGAGTAACACATCTTCTTCTGCTGGATAACCACCGGCAGAGGTTTTTGTTATTATAGCACTAGATCCTTGGTAACTATAAGAACCACTAAGAGCTACAAGCATCCGGTTACGACTAAGGATTGCTGACTGCCCAGCTAAGCTATAAACACCACCAGAAGCGACAAGAACTTTGCTCCTCAGTAGTGTAGTAGAGGCACCTGTGAGGTTGTATGAGCCACCTTGTAGGGTAAGTACCTTAGACCTAAGTAAAGTAGCTGTACCACCAGTAACAGTGTAACTACCACCACTTGCTGTTAGCTTCTTATTTCTAGATAGAATGGCAGAAGCGCCCGTTACAGAGTATGAACCACTAGAGGCAGTTAATTTCCTATTGCGACTAAGTACGGCAGAAGCACCATTTACTACATAGGAACCACCATTACAAGTCAGGGTATAATTAATAGCCCCTGCTGTATATGTAATTGTTACTTGCTGTCCAGTGTATGTATAAACACCACCTTGAGCAACCAACAAATGAGACCTGCGCAGGTTTGCGCTAGCACCAGAAACAGTGTAAGAACCGCCATTAGCAGTAATGCGCTTGGATCGTAACAGAGTCGCGTTAGCACCGCTTATGGTATAGGCACCACCACTAGCCGTGAGTTTTCTATTCCTGGATAGTGTTGCGCTAGCTCCAGTTAGTGTGTAGCTACCACCAGACAAAATAAAAGAATAGTTAGCAGCCGTTGGTGTATAGGTTATTACAGCCTGCGCACCTGTGAGCGTATATGAACCACCGGAAGCAGCTAAGTACTTGCTACGTTTGAGTACAGCACTAGATCCTGTTAATGTGTAAGAACCACCTTGTGCGGTAAGTGTATAAGCACCTCCAACATTTGGTTTAATTGCTATGATGGAAACACCATCATAACTTGTAGATCCACCAGTGAAGGTTGTTGTGCTTGCACCAGGCGAGTCCGCTGTACTTAACCTACCACCTTCAGAATTATTGCCCTGAGTTGATATTGATGTCCAACCAGAAACAGTTCCAGGTATTGCTTGACCAGCATCATAATGGCTTTCAAGAGCCAGTACAAGATCATTAGCCGTTGAAGCAACAGTCCTTGAAGCAGTGCTACCAGTGGAATCTAATGCTATTGCATCTGAAGCTCTGTAATAATCACTGGTATTTACATTCTTTATGAATGTGATAAAAAACAACGGACCTTCTGCCGGAGCATTTGTCCATACAGGGGTTATTGTCTTAGAGCCTGTACTACTAACAACAGCATGTGAAACTGTCGTTCTCTCTGTGCCACCGTTACTATCTTGTGTGGTAGTAAAAGTACCAGTAAAGTTGCTTGTCAGGGATAAATCTACACCTGACGCAGAGTAATTACGGGAAGTAACAACAACAACTTGAGCATCAGCAGGAACCGTAATTGCCTGTGCACCTGGCGTTGCACTTGTCCCTAGCACAAGTGTTGTAGTACTAATAACTTCTGGTTTAATACCAACAAAAGTTATATTAGCATTACTACCAGTAAGACTATATGATCCTCCTAAACAAGTTAATGTATATGCACCACTAACAGGAGTATCAAACAATAAATCACTAAATACAACAGGAGCAGCATCATTGGGTGCTTGTTTAATTAGTTGTGGAAGACTACTTCTTCTTCTTCTTCTTCCACCAAGGAGCAATCCAGATAAAGCTGGTGCATCTCTAGTATTAGCTCCCATATAATATTACCCCTGTGTATATACTACTGATCCTGATAGTTGTGTGGTTGTGGTTGTTTGTGGAATAAAGATCAAGAAAGGTACAGAGGTATCATACAGTCTGGGCATACCGGAGGTTAATGCATCAATAGCATTAGGTAAACCAGCCGCACCTAGCTCAAGTGTAGCCAAAACACGGTAAGCAACTAAATGCATTGTACCAGAAGTCCAAGTAGCAGATAGGGTTAGTGTTTGCACAGAACGCACACCAGTATCACCAGTAGCAAGACCAATCGGGTAGAATGTGCCAGCAGCAGATGTGGCAACAGTAGCTACTGTATTTGTTCCAGTGGCACCAGCATTGTTGTCTTGGTCTGTATAACTGACTGTGATAGTTGGAGTACCCGCACCTGTGGCACCAGAGATCTCAACACCAAGCAGAACGCCAACCCCATTAGTGGAACCATTAGCATCTCGTGCAGGCCAAGCTACTGAATTAACAGTTTGTGCACCTGTTGATGTAATAGTAAAACCAGAGTTATGCCATAAGCGATCACAAAGCAGGAGCATACCAGCTTGGGCTGAAGACACCCCCGAGAATCGTGCTAAATGTGTGTTATTAGACGCAGCAGGAATTGGAATCTGACCAGCGTAAGAGGTTAGAGCAGCACCTGATAGACCCGGTGTTGGTGCAGCAGCCCCTCCGGGAACACCGGCCAAATAGAAAGGACTAAACGGCCTACCTGCCACCATTGTACCGGTAACTGCTTTTGAAAAATACGATGGTGGTTTCATTCCAGCTAGGGCACCATCCAGTGTAGTAATAGCCATTAGTTATTCCTAATTAAGTAATCTTAAACACACCCACTGAAGCAGTTTGATCTAGGTCAACTGTAACAGTCTCGCCAGCAGCAACAGCCTGACTTGAACCATAATCCCAGTAAGCTACGTTAGTACCCTGAGCACCCTGAAGTACAGTCTTATTAACCAAGATTGCGTAGCGGAAAGTGAAGCCACCTCCAGAACCAGTCCAGACTGCCGGATCGGCTAGGACAAGTACAAAGTCTGAGGCGTTCATACCAGAAGAAGTAACTGACACAGTAGCCCCACCAGCGGTATAACCACCTGAGGTTGCTAGGTCAGTAGTACCTGATGTGAAGACTTTAGAACCAGGTACAGTGTTGGTTAGGGCAATAGCCCAAGTATCCGTACCGCAATTGATACCTTCTGCTAGGTCTTCGTTAGCAGATGTGATTTTTACATATGAAGCTGTAGGCATTTATGTTCCTCTTGTATATGTGATTGTTGCCCGGTCATCCCAGACATTATCAAAGTTAGCATTTCCATCAGCCCATCGAACGCTAATACCACCAGTAAGGTCAAACTTCCTGATCTGCCATACTGGGGCTGATTCTAATGAGTCTATGGCAGCCACTCCTAAGTATGTGATTGTGGCACTAGCTTCATCCAAACGTAGATCCACATTAGAATCATTACGATGGTAGATAGAGACACTCATATTAACCCATTACTGAGCGTAGCTTAGCAAGCTTTTCGTTATATTCAACGATAAGTGATTCTGCTTTTGCTTGTCGTTGTTTGAGAGACTCTTCTGATTTACTCAAGGATTTATCACGACCCTCAAAAGATGCTTGTAGTTTCAGTGCATCCTCTTTGGTAACCTGGGCTTCCGACAGGAGAGCCCTGGCAGTTTCATTGGCTTCATCAGCAGTGGTTTGCGCTGCGGCAGCGATAACAAATTGGGCTTCTAAACGAGCTTCGGCAGCCTTTACTTTCTCAACATAGGCAGCTTCGTTTTTTTCAGCTTCCTTTTCAACGGACTTGCGTAGTTTGTCTAGCTCAGAGGCTTTTCCAACAGTCTCGATAGCGGCGTTTAGCCTACCCTGTTCATCTTGAAATCGCTTAAGCACTGTTTCATACTTGGCTGGATTTTTAACAAGATCAATAAAATCAGCAATGTCTTGTAGGTTCATTATCGGAGTCCTTGTAGGAGAGTAAGTGTTGTGCTACCAGTACCAGCGGTGTTGTTAATACGCACAGCGCGCACTGGGAAAGCATAGTTCCCATCCTTATTTGCAGTCTGTGCAGTAAGAACTGAGTGGATGAAAGCTGTGGGTGTTACAGTAGTATCAAACACATCATCAAACGTGTGTTCGATATTATAGGTGATCGTGCCATCAACAACAACGCCGAGTCCGACATTGAATGGACTTTGTTTATAGTCTACTGGAATCCACGCCGTTGTTCCTGTACCTGTCTTGCTTATTACTTGTGGACGCATTATTTTTCCTCAAAAAAATAGGGGGTAAACTGCTGTTACACAATCTACCCCCTATGGGTTTACTACCGACTCAGACCTTGTGGTGGGATGATGTATTCCACCTTGACAATAACCGGACTGGTTAGCGTTGCGCTAGCCTTGAGATATACAGTCTTATCTGACGTTAGTTGAACACCTACAGATGCTCCAGTATTAGTACCGCTAATCGCGGCATAGCCTGTGGAGTTTGGTGCATAAGTATTCACAAGTTCAACACCACCATTTGTGAAACCGACGTTAATAGTTTGGGTTGTATTTGCACCTGCTGAGATTGCGTAGACACCAACAACCACAGCGTACTTCGGTAGACCGAAAGCGGCGAATCCGGTAGAACCGTCTGCTACTTCTAGAATACCCATCTTTACATACGGGTCCCGTGCTGCTGGTGTGATTGTAGTTACACCTGCTGGACCAATACCATAAGCTGCCATAATTAATTCCTTTCTATATAGGGGCCGAAGCCCCTATTGAGTTAATTAGGCACCAGCCGAACCATAGATTGCGCGTGGATCGCTCCAGCCAAAAGAGTAACGAGCAGTAGCCTTGTACTTAGCGTTCTCGGTATCGAAGTCATTGTCCATCTCGAACTGATCGCCACGACGCTCGAAGTACTTGAGACCATCCTTAACGCTAGTTAGAATGAACCAAGCATCTGCATCTGTGAGGTAGTGGTTGGTAATGACATTACTAAAGATACCCATATCCTTGAGGACGTTAGGATCATTTAGATCAGTACCGACACGACCATCAGAACCAAGAATCCGCTTAGCTTCAAACTGGAGTTGGTAAGGAATGACGAGCTTCTCTGGCTTAGCAGCGATGAGCAGACCACGATCATCACGGAAACCCGCGATGTCGATAACGGCTTGTTCAAGAGCAGCTTCGGACAGGTCAGCAGCAGTGCCAATGACGTTGGAGAAAGAACCACCAGCTACATTGGGGTGATCGGAAGCAAGTAGGGTCTTGCCATCGCCACCTAGGAAACCAGAACCAGCGAAGGCACGGTTATAAATGTTAGCACCAACGATTTCCTTAGTATGACGCATAGAACGGGCAAGAGCCTTTGCCTTTTGGGCACCGACTTTACCGTACTGGTCATCTTCATACATTTCGCGGGTGATGATAAAACCAAGTGCATACACAACATGGTTGTACCGTGAGGTGAAGCCTTGACGCTCTGAGTCATAAGTGATTGGAGCGCCCTCGTTCTTGACTGAAGCAAGACCGAATGAGCTTAGACCGAGATCCTCTTCGTATGCACGATCAGAGGAATTCTTCTCGAAGAGCTTGTCCCATTCAACGGGATAGTCTGCATACTCCTTACCGTAAATGGAGTTTAGACCTGGCCAGAGAAGTTTAGCAAACGAGCTAGAAGTGATAATGCCTGACATTATTTATCCTTTCCTAATTATAGGGCGAAGTTGTTATTGGTGATGCGGCAGAGTACCTTGGCATATGCGCCGGACTCATTATCAACACGCTGAACTAGGCCGAGAACCTGAACAACGCCAGTGGCGGTGTCAGTAATAGCGAAAGAGGAGGTGCCAGTAACAGCATCACCACCAACAGTACCAGTGAAGTCGAAACCACCAGCGGTTCCTACGTCAGTAGCAGAGAAGGTAGCTTTCTGGGCCTCATAAACAATGTCTGGTGCATCTGCAACGAGTACATACGCAGCAGTTGCGCCACCAGTAACGGATACAGGAGTGTCTAGTGAAATAGAACCACCAGACATACGACCAGTTACAGGGTCCATCTTTGCTGGAACAACGCCAACAACAGCACCAAGAACGGCGGCATCATTGGTAGCGGCAGAGACTTCTGCGATACCATTTTGTGATGCAGCACCAGTCAGTTTAACCAAGTCACCAGGGACTAGTTTAGTACCACTGACTACGGCATAAATGTTAGCTTGACCAGAATAGGGGGAGCCACTAATATGCTTTACTGGCTTAAAGCCAGAGATTTTAGAGATGTTAGCCATACTCTTTATTTCCTTTCAGAATTATTGAGATGCTCCCCGTGTTTAGTTGTTATTAGTTCACCTTAAATGAACCGTAATCAGAAGCACGGGAGGCATCGGTTTTCATTGCCTTCTCAGTTTCGTCGATCTGTGATTGTTTCGCAGTCTGATCTTCCTTGTACCATTCCTTTTTAATACGCATTAGGTATGATTTAGTTCCATCATTACTGGTAACACATTTAGCAGATCCCAAATCCGAGGGGTCAAAAACACGAGAATCTCCAACCACAATGGACTCATCTTGGACGAGTTCATAACCAGCGGATTGGAAGTTGGTTACTCGACTACCGGTATCGTTAACAAAGCGGTACTCGAAATTTGGGTCCTTATCGCCAGTGATACTCTGTGGACCCCGTTGAAACATTGGCTTGCGTGCTACACGCTTTTCTTGTACTCTACTCATTTAACACCTCTCATGGCTTTTACTTGTGTAATATAGTCATCTGCTGTCATAACACCTGTACGAACAAAGGTATTCATTACCTTGCGTTCCTCATCAGACATCTTAAAAGAGTCCTGTTTGGGTTGTCTTGTGTCGTTTGACCCTTCTACTGGTGAAGGCTTCCCCCTATTGGGGTTCTGAAACTTTTCTTTAAACCGATTACGAACTTGTTTTGAAACAAAGTTGAGAACTGCGTTGGGGTCAATACCAGGATTATTGCTGGCATATCGTTGGCCCACTGCATCGGCATAATCGTGCATTTCTACATCAGCGGTGTACCACTTATTGCTATTGACCCAACTAACAAAGTCTGGGTGTGGCTGTTGTGGTGTCATCTCTGCTGCAACTTCACGAGCTTTCTGCTCTGCCTTAAGATCTGTGAGAAGCTCTGAGGTTTCTAGATAACCATCTGAGTTGCCTTCTTCTAGATGCTTCTTTTGCAGAGCCTTCAATTCAACTACGGCTCGATTGTACTCGGTTTCTTTTACTTTAGTATGGTGATCCTGTAGCATCTTAAGAGCCTTGCGGGTCTCTTTAAGTTCTTTGCCCATGGAATCAATCTTACCAAAAAGCTCACCTCGCTCAACAAACTCCTTAGCAGGACGCCATTTCTCTGGATCGCCATCCCACTCTTCTTTTGGACGCCAACCTTGTTCACGAGCTTGTTCCTCATGGGAATCCGCTGGTGCTGATTGTTGTTCCTGTTGTTCTACTGCGGGTGCATCAACGTGTTCTTCTACCTGAACTTGGGTGTTTTCTTCACTCATCTACATTCTCCGTCACTAGACATAAAATATCTACATCGTTTACTAAAAGATATACAGCATCATCTGTATCACGCACTTCTTTGCCAGCATACCTAGCAAAAGAAACTCGATCTCCGGCACTAAGGATGTCTGGTGATCTACCATAATCAATGAATGCTCGTGGACCGGTACGTACTACGGTGCCATATTCAACAGCCTTACGCTCTTTTTCTGTTACCATATCTGGGATAATAATACCACCATCAGTCTTCTTCTCGACATTATCTGGTTTAATTAGAATGCCATGCAATAGAGGGATAATCATTCGGCCTCCATATTAACGAGATCATCAATACGAAAATCCGCCAGTTCCCTGTAGGCTGTAATCAAACCACGGAGGTAGTTGTCTTGTACACTATCCATCCCGGCTTGTACAGAGAGCACCTGCATAGCGTCATAGATACGCTCCTGTGCTGCCTGCATAAACGCCTTGGTAACTACGTTTTGTTTCCACTCTTGAAACTCACCTAGACTTACTAGACTCATTCTTTACATCCCCTTTGGATTGTTGTTTGGCTTGTTGCTCTTTTAGTCGGAGCGTTTGTTGACCAGTTTGATGTTGTTGCACCAAGCTCTGGTGGTGTTGCATGGCCTGTGTGGCCATATTCTGTTGTGCCTGAGCACCCTTAATCTGCATGTCTTGGATCGCTGCTTTACCCTTAAGGACAGCTTCCATTTGTTTACCTTTAAGCTGCTCACGTAGCATCTCAGCTTTCATGCGAGCTTCTTGTTCCTTAGCGGCACCTTCCATCTGTAGCTTGGCAGAGGCCATCTGCATGTCCATCTGTGCCTTCTGTTGATCAACCTGTGCCTTAGCCTTCAGTGCTTCCATCTTAGGATCTGGGGGCGGTGGGCTAGGTTGCTTCAAAGCTTTTTCAGCGTTAGGAATCTCATGTGCTTCTAGATACTGTTGGGTAAACCACATAGGATCAATAGTACCCATTTGCATGATCTGCATTACGGACTGAAGCTTGGCTTGTTTCTCTTGTGAAGAAACAGCCGTAGGATCAGCACCAGGGATAATATCATCTTCCGGTCCTTGATAATCAGACTGTGGTACAGGTTCATCAAGTACGGACACATACTCCTCGTGATTCATATACTCTCGGTTGAGTGCATAGATCTTGCGGAACTCTTTAGTGAGGCTGCGATAGATACGCTTATAGACAGCAGTAAATACCTTCATGCCTTGCTCGATAGTCGCCATCGTAGTCGTGGCCGGAGTGTTCTGGCCAGGCATCTTGCCAACAAAGATTTCTGCGACGGAGGCCAATTCTTTACCTGACTTGAGCAATAGATCAAGTAGGTTGAATAGGACTTGAGATGGCTCACGAACAGGAAGCGGGAAGATCTGCTTCTTAAGATCGTCGCCAACGGCGTTGACAGCTTTCCATTCACCAGGCTGGAACCTAGATTCACCCATCTTGATACGCAGACCTTTACCAATAAAGCCTGCTTGTAGATTACTTAGTGATCCAGCATCCACCAGTTGGTTAATGATTGTGTTAGCACTGTTGTTGAGAGGCCCCAAAAGACGCCCAAAACCGATGTCGTAAAAGCCGCCATCTGGGTTGGGAATAAAGCCATACTTTGTATAGTACTGTGTGGCTTCGATGGCCAGAATCTTATTTTTGTCATTAACCATTACTCCTGATTCAGAGAATCGTGGAACAATACGAAGAACCTTTTTAGTTGCTTCTTCTACAGTAACGATGTAAGGCTCAGGATAGCCATCCCCGTCAAGATCAAAATATGTATGTTGTTCCAGAATAAGGTAGGGTGTGGCATCGTCGTCTGAAGTATTCCGTTGAAATGCTTTATTTACTGAGGTAGTAGGATCATCAACCGATTGTTGTGGATCACCAAGTTCTGCATCAATGTAGATACCTTGATTAATACGCTCAGTAACTTTCCGCTTGGATAGGTAGAAAATTTCTGTGATGCGTTCAGCATCCTCGATATTGCGAGTCCAGTAATTAACAACCAATGTCTTTGGTAGAACCAACTTAGAACAGTTACGTTGCTTGTTAGGGTCCCAGTAGGTCTTCTTGAAGCAGGTACCAGCGATTGGTAGTGTGATAAGGAGCTTGTCCATATCCTCTTCCCAATCAGACATCTCATCAATTAGTTGGTAAGACATGTGTGTGGATACACGCTTGGCTCTAGCAGCTTTCTCCCCCTGAGGATCAGAACCAACAATCTTGACTTTAACGATTTTACCGTTAGATGGTACCAAGGTTGGATAGGCTCTTGCTGCGAACTGCATTGCAGCCGTAGCTAGTAGTGGGTATTTGATATTTGCAGCATTCGGCCAAGGATATGTCTTGTCATTGGATATTTGTAGGGCTAGCTCTGTCCAATTAGTTAGATCTTTTTCCCAGTCCTTACGTGAAGCTAGATCATTTTCATAACCAACAGATACTTGATTACCAATGTAAATCAGTTGGTCTTCATCAAGAGAATCCGCGATGTTATTAGAGGACATAATCTTGTCCAACTTCAATTTAAATTCAACCATAGTCAGTATCCTGTGCAAGAGTCACGGCCTAAGTCGCTATGGCCAGATTTATTGTAAGTGTCTTCATATTCTTCGTCGTCTATTTCTTCTTTTGTCATACCTTCAGACATATAATCAATCAATATACCCTGATAAGACAGTGCATCAACCACGTCATCGTGTTTAGCACGTGGAAAAGACAGGCATTCATCAAAGAAAATATCCCACCAATCAGCATCCTTGTCAAATTTGACCTGACCTGCACGCATTCTAGCTTGAATAGAACGAGCACGCTGGATTTTGTCTTGGCGGTGTGGCTTAAGTAGTACAATGTTTAGATAAATGCCTGATTCCATCATAGCTCTGTTGAGATATGGGCCAATGGCCTTGGAAATCTGTGTATCCTCAATGCCCACAGCCTGCGGATCGTAGGTTTTTTGTAGGGCAAGGAGCGTTTCGACGATAGCATCACCGGCAATACGATCTCTGATCACATGTACTATGTGTAACTGTCCGTTATGGTCCATACCACCTACCACAATTGCGGTATAGTCAGCACGATCCTTCTCAGAAATCGCTAAGTCAGCGGTTATGTAATATGTTAAATTCTTTTTCTTATCTTCTTCCGTCATTGGGAGGAAGTCAGTTTTGCGAAAGTAGCGGATAGAGTCATCCACAGGATTACATAACATTTCACAGGAATAAACTTCAGGAATACCCTGTTCAGTTAGCTCTGTTCTAAGTTCTTGTAGTGACTCTTTGCTATGCATTTCTGGCCATAAGATCCTACTAAAGTCTGCATTATGTGCACGATACTTCATAGTACGCCACATACCAGACTTCTTTTCTGACCAGATCTTAAGGTCTTCTACATGAGTTGTCTTTGCTCTCTCTGATGGCATAAGTGATTCTAGAATATCATCCAAATTCATTGGAGTACCCACAAGAATCAACCTACCATCCTTGGATCTGCACGGAACCAGCGAACCGTAGAACCATCTACGTAGCTTTTCACGGCGATCTTTATTGGCAACCAGCTCTTCGTTGAGTATGTCGTCACATATAATCAAATCTGGACGAGCACCCTCGAAGAGTAAGCCGCGCAACTTTTGCTCTGCACCTTTGGCCATAACGCGGAACTTATGACCATCATTAAACTTTACAATAATGTCGTCTTCTGTACACTTCTCGTAGATTAAACCCTTTTCATCCACTGGCAAACCAAATAGTGACTGAATTTGTTTCGAGTCCTCCAAGATCTGTTTGATCTGACCCAGGAACAACACAGACTGGGCTACGGTGTCCGACACAATGATTACAAACTTCGCCTGGCGAAACAAAGCAGCGGCCATCGTATAACTTACTGTAACCGTTGTTGACTTGCTGTGTCTCCGTGGAGCACACACTGCTACGAACTGGTCCGGGCCTGTGCATAGTTCCCAAAGCTCCCTATGAAAATCTTTAAAAGGAACAGGGTTGTCGAAGTAAGGTGTAAGACAAGAACCGACGAAACCCTCAACGGTTTGTTTATCTAGTGTTACTTTACTTTCTACGGGACTCTCGTTTACTTCGCTCACTCTTCATGCTCCCATCTTTATTTCGGGAAAAGCTTCTATTCTGACCTGGATTTTGTACAAACAAGTTAGCTAGGCCATTAGCCCCACCTTTGCTTACTGCCTTCTTGTGGCCTACATCACCTTTGATAGATGTGGCTTTAATCCCACTCTTCTTGGCGACTGTGGCACGGGCAGCGTTCCTCTGGGCGCGGTCTTTGACTCTGTTCTTTTTCTTGCTGTGTTCCCACGCAAGCTAAAGCTCGCGCTTATAATCACGTTTACCATTAGTCATGAAAGGCACGAGCAACTCCAGTCTCTTGGGTCTGAGCATCCCTAGTGAGGTATTGTGCAGCATTAGTAAGTGCCATAATATTATCCCTAAAATATCCCAAACCACGATTACATTCATTACATATAATCCCACGGACGTGTCCATGCTTATGACAATGATCTACAACCGGCGAATCTGGGCCAAACGAACCATCTAAGAATTGTTTACTACAGATTGGACATTTATTATCTTGTGTAATAAGTCTTGCATTATATTCATTTAAAGTAATGCCGTATGTTTTAAGTAAAGATGTATTTTTAGCTATATCTTTATTATTTACATACCATTTTTGTGTTTCTTTTGCAGCACACGGTTTACACTTAGGCTGTTTACCTATTTTTCCACGGGTGGTTTTTGTAGAATATTTATCCCATGTTTTATACTCATGACAGGCTTGGCATGTGCGACCATTTACATCAATTACTTTCTTGTAATCGCGCTTCCCGTTGGTCATGTATGGCAATTTTGTTCCCCTTAGATTGTTTATCTGTGGTAGTCATTTAGCAGTACCAATCTTTTTATCAAAGGAGCGTGCTGCGCCTAGACCCAGAATGCCTGTAAGTATGATCCACAAAGCGTCTGTTGGTAGAATCGGTGGTGCTGTCAATGTTAGTGGAATCCACTCATTAGCCTGCATTAGCGCCCAACCCCAAGTAAGGAATGGGTAAACAATAAACTGATACCCCATAGCCCCGGCACCAATCCAGCCAATCGCAGGACGCCAGCCAGCTACAAAGATTGAAGAGTGAGAGGCTTCTACTTTATTTACTTCAGTTTGGAGGGCAGCGCGATCTGTCTCTGCTGTGTATGCCTCCAGTTCGGCTTTGATGCGCTCCTCATCACTCGTAAACAAATCATCAGCAACTTTACCAACTGTCTCTACAATACTACCAAGACCCATAGTTAATATTGGATTCATTAGGCATCCTTCAAAGTGCGATTGATCCAACCAAGCAAGAACTTGGATTGTGATCGATTCTTCATGACAATATCACGGTACCGAGCGATTTTGGCTACTGTGTATGAAGGCATAAAAATATGTGGTGAGATGGTGTTTAAAGCATACACTGTTTTAGATTCTAGCACACCATCTGGAGCAGTACCTACTACGATCTGAGCGAGTTTGACTGCTACCTTAGTACCGGTATTAACAGCAAAGCTGAAGATAGACTCAGCCATACGTTGGTCATTTAGCTCATCACCTTTGATAACATCCCAGAACTGTTCTTTGTAGAAGTCGCGTACAAGTTGTGTGGGTGGGGTTTCCTTACGATCCACATAGAGCCAGCCTGGCCAGTTAGGCCAATGGCGTCTGCTGATTCCGGCATATGTCTGACCACCGGTATCACCTGGGATGTTTGTTAGAAGATATCCACCCTCACTAATCATCATGCTATCAAAAGCAGGACTAAACTTCGCCATTTATATTCTCCTCTGGATCTACCCAATCACCTGTACCATCCTCATTGATGAACACATGGTCGCCTTCAATAATGTTGGTTACTTGCGTATCGTCTACCCGCTTGCCAAGAAACTTCTTGAACTCATTAGCGAGTAGGTGTAGTTGTTGGTTAACAGATGCATTATCTGTAATCTTTGTTGGTTGCTTGCGTAGGAGCTGGCGCTTGTCCATCATTGTATTAAAGGCATTGTTCGCATCGCGGATCTTCACAGGGACCCTGACGATTTTACCTGTCTTGTCATCACGTACAAAATCACCATTGACCAAGCGATCCTGCATGGCGTCCAGCGAGCCGTGCATGAGGGCGGTTAGCTTGTGGTCAAGCTTATACCCATCGTCCTCTTGAATTTCTTTAATGGTCTCTTTAAACCACTTCTCGCCACGCCAAATCGTGATAGTGC